ACAACATTTGCTCAGTCTTCAGATTTGTGGAGCACCCTTGGTTATGACAATGCAGATGGAGATAATGGCTTTGTGTCCCCAAAAGACACCTCTCAAATGGCAACAGGTGGCGATGAAACTCGCCCCAAATCATTAATCCTCAAATTATGCATCAAAGCCCTTAATAGTTTTGATGATGTGGTCTTTTGGGTTAAAGCATTCGGCGTTGTTGAGAACGCAGGAATTTTAGATGCGAGTACACTTGCACAAAATATGCAAGCGTTATCTACGAGGGTTGAACAAAAAATAAAAGAAAATAAACAATCTACTTTACAAGAAATAAACAATGCAAAAGTTGATATAAATCAGCAATTTTTGCAGGCACAAAAGAATTTATCTCAAATTGGCACATTAAAAAAAGTCTGGGAAGGTAACGTGAATTCTGGGCAAATCGAAATAGCAGAGAAATGCTTCGGTAAAACGTTAATTTTATATCTTCAATCGTCCGAAAGTCACAGGCTTAATGATAATAACGATATTGAACCCGTCAGTTTTGAAGTGGGTGCAGAAATTGAAGGTAAAACAGGAGGCGGAGTTCGTTGGCTTGATGTTCGTGAAGTAAATGCACACAGCAATGGTGGTAGACCTATTTATTATGTAGAAGTCAAGACATTCGCTGTGACTGTTGATAGAGACGGTACAACAATACAAATTCAAGATCTTGCTGGTCGTTTTGTAAAACGTATCGATATTCGATAAAGGAGCGTTAAATGAAAGTCTATTTTTTAAAAGAAAATTTGAATAGTTATCAAATTTTCCCTATTCCGCAAAACTTAAATGATTTTGTGGAAATGGAAGTAGAAAACGAATCAGAGCTTGAGACTAAACAACTTATTTATTTTAAAAGTCAATACATTCTAGTTGATAGACAACCAACAGAATTACACAAATGGAACGGAATCACTTGGGTTATTGATGAAAAAAAGAAAACTGAAATTAAGCGTGAACTCATTAAAAGACTAGTTGATAGCATTGATGATACAGCGGCTAACATCAGCTCAAGATGGACAAGATTTGCTGAAGAGTATAAGGAGCGAGAAGCTGCCGCTATTGCCTTTAAAGAAGCAAATTATGAAGGCGAGTGCAGTCGTTATATCTCAGATTTCGCGCAACGTGCAAGACTGGATAATAAGACCGCCACAAACCTGATTTTGACGCAGGCGGCAGGCTTGAAAAAACTACAAATGGAGCTTGCCAACCAACGTATGCGTAAGTATGAGTTAAAGCATGAGGCATTGAGTGATGAAGAACTGCAACGTATTCATGACGATATTATAGGTAAAATGCAAACATTAGCGGAGGCACAACAATGATAGGCACTAAAATCTATCTCGCATTATACAAAGGTAAAAAAACGGGTAAAAACCCGAACGCACTTTTGGCACGTTTGAGTGACTGGCTCACTCGTAAATTGACAAAAGGCTGGTAATTCCGCCGTTGTTATCCGTCCAACCCTACCTAACCGCCCTTTGTTAGTTTCAATACCACAACGCCAAGCACTACCCCTCGCTTTTAAATCCTTACAAAATAGCCACATCTTTTCAAACCATAGAAACCATAGGGCTAAAATTATGTCTGATGAATATCTCCATGGGGTCAAGGTAACGGAAATTTCCGAAGCCTTGCGAACACTCACCACATCATCCACTGCAGTTATCGGTTTAGTGGCAACCGCACCAGATGCAGATGAATCGGTTTTCCCACTCAACAAACCCACTCTTTTAACTGGTATCACTGCCGAAATGCAAGCCAAAGCAGGTAAAAAAGGCACACTATCCCGTGCGTTAGATGGCATTGCGGACATTGTAAATTGTAAAGTTGTGGTCATCCGTGTGGAAGAAAGCGATGACGAAAGCACAATGAAAGCAAACGTCATCGGCACAGTGGACAGCGACGGCAATTACACTGGCTTAAAAGCGTTCCTCGTGTCTGCTGCAGTTTGTGGCGTTAAACCACGTATTTTCTGTATCCCGAAATATGACAGCCAAGACGTAACCACTGAATTGTTAAGCGTAGCGAAAAAACTTAATGGCTTTGTATATGCCTCTTGCGGTTCGGCAAAAACCAAAGAAGAAGCAGTGACATACGGTAACAATTTCTCACAACGTGAATTAATGCTGATTTTCGGTGATTTCTTATCGTTTAACCCAAACACCAAAGAAACCGAAGTGGATTATGCCGTTGTTCGTGCTGCCGCAATGCGTGCATATCAAGACAAAGAATACGGCTGGCACACCTCAATTTCAAACAAAGGTTTAACTGGCGTGACAGGTGTCACCAAGCCACTTTCATTTGATATTAACGACAGTGCAACCGACGTGAATTATCTCAATGAAAAGGGCATTACTTGTTGTGTAAACCACAATGGCTTTAAGTTTTGGGGATTACGCACTCGTTCGGCTGACAAATTATTTATCTACGAAAACTACACTCGCACGGCACAAGTGTTGAAAGACACTATTGCACAATCCTTTGACTGGGCGATGGATAAAGACATTTCCGTGAATCTTGTAAAAGAAATCGTAGAAGCGATCAATGCAAAATGGCGTGAATATGTGGCGCAAGGCTATTTAATCGGCGGCAAAGCATTTATCAATGCCAACCTCAATACTGCCGCAACCTTAAAAGATGCAAAATTGCTTGTGTCTTATGATTACTGCCCTGTTCCACCGTTAGAACAACTTGGTTTCAACCAATACATCAGCGATGAATACCTTGTGGAATTTGCCGCAAACATTGCAAAAGTAGGAGCATAAAAAATGGCATTACCTCGTAAACTCAAATTAATGAATTTTTTGGCTGACGGTAATTCTTACCGTGGCCAAGTCACCGAAATCACCCAACCTAAATTAGCGATTAAATTGGAAGAATACCGTGCAGGCGGCATGTTTGGCCCAGTAAAAGTGAATTTAGGCGTGGAAGGCTTAGAAGCACAATTCAAGATGGGCGGTTATATGACTGAACTTATCAAAGAATTTGGCGGAAAAATTGACGGTACGGCATTACGTTTTGCGGGTGCCTATCAACAAGACGACACCGAAGAAGTGGTTTCAATCGAACTGGTCATGCGCGGTCGTTTCGGTGAGATTGACAACGGCACCAGCAAATCGGGCGATGACACTGAACAAAGCTACACTGTGCCATTAACTTATTACAAAATCATCGAAAACGGCAAAGACCTCGTGGAAATTGACTTAATCAATTCCGTTTTCATTGTCGGTGGCGTTGATCGCTTAGCAGAACATCGTTCTGCAATCGGCATTTAATTCACACACCTTGCCCCGAAAGGGGCTTTTATTAAATCCCATTCTTTATTTAAAGGAAACATAAAATGAAAACAGAAAACACCAAAATCATTAGCCTAACCAACCCTATTACTCGTGGCGAAAACCAAATCACAGAAATCACTGTCAATAAACCGACTGTGCCTGCATTAAAAGGCTTAAAAATGTTTGATGTGTTGCAAATGGATGTGGACGCATTACAAGTGTTACTTGCACGTGTCACCACTCCTGTTTTGCATAAATCCGATTTTGTCACCATGGAAGTGGCGGACTTCACCGAGCTTGCCGCGGCGGCTGTCGGTTTTTTAGGGAAGAACTCGGAAGTGGAAACCGAAGCGACCGAGTAATGATTGCCGCCACAGTGGAAGATGCCATGGCAGACATTGCCATCATCTTCCACTGGCAACCACAAGCCTTTGAGCAAATGACATTTTCTGAATTAATGCAATGGCGAGAAAAAGCAAGAGAACGAAATGAAACAGAAACTGATTGATTATGTATTAAATATGCCACGGCATATTATATGGCGTGGAATCTTTATTCTTTCCATTGCCTTTTGGTTGCTTGTGATTTTCGGCATTGCATTTCTCTTTCGCTAATTCATCAAGTGCGGTCAGAAATCACGAGATTTTTTGACCGCACTTTTCTTTAGGATTATTTATGTTCCAAAACTTCGCACTTGCCACATTGGGCATGTTTGTGTTCACTCGGCAAACCGTGCCTTTTCAAAGTTTAGACCGCACATCAAATTGGCGACATCCAACCAATGTCATTGTCGGGGCAATGCCAAAAACACAATTCACGGGTAAAGAAAGCGAAACTATCACGATTAGTGGCAGATTAATCCCAGAAATCACTGGCGGCAGATTTTCCATTAAAGCCCTGGAATTAATGGCAGACAGTGGCGGTGCATTTCCGCTAATTGACGGTGCAACCTTTGAAATTATCGGTTTTTTTGTGATCGAAAGCGTACAAGAAACCCGAACAGAGCTTTTTGGCGATGGTGCACCTCGTGCGATTGATTTCAGCATGAGTTTAAAACGCACCGATGACCCAATGTTAATCGCCATTGCTGAATCTGTCATAGGGATGTTTTAATGTTTAATTTTGATAAAACCCACCCTATTCCACTAGTGCATTTAACGGTTCGCCCGAAAGCGGAAAAAGGCAAAAAAGAGGATATTTCCCTTTTAATATCCAGCCGTTTGATGAGTTTAACGCTTACGGATAACCGCGGTTTTGAAGCCGATCAGCTCGACATCCAACTAGACGATAGTGACGGCAAATTAGCCCTCCCAGCACGCGGTGCTTTATTATCACTAGGTATGGGGTGGAAAGGGGCACCGATGATTTTTAAAGGGGAATATACCGTAGATGAAGTCGAACATAGCGGCGCACCAGATAGCATCACCATTCGGGCGCGTAGTGCGGATTTGCGCGGTTCACTAAAAAACCACTTTGAGCGCAGTTTTCATCACACCACATTAGGGCAAATTGTTCGCCAAATTGCCCAAGAAAATCAACTCACCGCACAAATTAGCGAAAGCCTCGCGCAAATTGAGATTTCTCACTTAGATCAAACCAATGAAAGCTCGCTCAATTTATTACAACGACTTGCGGAAGCCTATGATGCTATTGCTGGTGTAAAAAATAACTACTTGCTGTTTATGAAAGCTGGTGAAGCCAAAACCGTGAACGGAAAGCCCATACCGCCGTTGATGATTACGCGTCAATCGGGCGATAGTCACCATTTTTCCATTGCAGAAAGCGAAAACTATGACGGTGTGAAAGTTTATTGGCACGATAACAACACAGGCAAGCGCGGCGAAGTACTTTGGGATAAACATTCCCAACGCGTTCAAATCAAAAAAGCCACAATGCGAAAAGTGACACGCGCCCGACGCAATCAACAAGGCGAACTTATCAAAGGTGAAAATGGCAAAAGCATTAAAGACACCCGCTATCAGCTGGAAAGGGCAGAATGATTAATGATGTAAAAGGCACACAAATCAAAAGTGATGCCGAAAGCATTAAAACCTTACCACACACCTATGCCAGCCGAAGCTATGCCATTCAGCTTGCAGAAAAAACCTTCAGAAAACTGAAACGAGGCACAGCAAAATTTAGCCTGAATTTAGCTCTAGGCAATGCAGAACTGATACCAGAAATGCCAGTTGAAGTGAGTGGGTTTAAAACAGAAATTGATGGTTCTCTCTGGCTAATCACACGCGTGACACATAACATCACACCAGAAAATGGTTTCACCAGCCAAATAGAATGTGAATTAATGTTAGAGGAAATGAACGAAAAAGCATAGTAGGGCGAATCTTCGCCCTAGAATTGACGAAACCGTTCACGCCCTAAATAACCTTTTTCAATTTGAACATCAGAATAATCGCCCCCCATAATTTTCTTGCATTCCTTGCGGCTAATTTGCCATTTCACACCCTGATTGCCAGATAAATTTTCCACACGAATGCGATTAAACTGCACATCAAGCCATTCATCAGAAAGCCCAGCAATTTCACACGCACCAAAGGCATAATATTTACCTAATTGTTTAGAAAGGCTTTCATGCGTCGTATGCACCGTCAGCTCCCTATGCATTAATGATACATCTTCCACGCGTTCAAATTCATCAAATTCCGCAATCGCCGCATTGGGTAGAATTGCAGCGTGCGAAACAAACGGCAGTAAGGCAAAAAGTGCGATGAGTTTTTTCATTAAAATTTCCTTTTTCAGATAGCATAAAAAAATAAAGCGGTCGATTGACCGCTATATCTTTACCAAGGCGTCATTTTAAACAATAAACCTGAACTATCTTTATCATGTAATATTCTTATTACTTCATCTTTATGTATAAAGTCTTCAATTCCATTAGGAATATCCGCATCAATCAGCGTAATAATTTGTTGTAATCCATACTCTGAATATTCACGAATAACCGCCAATAATTTCTCTTTAACTCTATCATCTAAAGATTCAAATACGCCATCATGATACAAAAAAATACAATATCCTTGCTCGGTATAGGCTCTTGCCAATGCCATATCAAATGCAATGCAAAGTAACTTTTTATAAGAATGCCCTTTGTGAGCCTCTTTTTCTGTAAATTTATACTCAAACTCTATATTTCCTTTTGAATTGACATTTACACTAAGAAAGGCATCATCATTTAACGTTTTCTGGATAATAGAGCCAAAATATGCACGGATTTTAGTAAAAATGCTGTTTGAATCTGATTTTACATTTTGCGTCACATTATCTCTTATCTGATTTTCTATTGACTCAAGTTCACTAGATAGCAAAGATTTTTGTTTCTTTATCTCTTCACCTTGATAAATAATATCTCTTATTTGCTCAAGGTAGATTAACCTTGCCGTTTTTTCATTAACATCTTGAGATAAAGACTTATATTTATCAAAAACATTTTTCTCATTAAGAAAAGATAACTTACTAGATTTCTCTTTGTTTAATTTGATTAGTTCTTCAGATATATTTTGAATCTTTGGTTCAATTTCTTTCAGTTCTTTTGATAAATATTCAATTCTCTCTTTATTTATCGCTTCGTTAAATTGAATCAAATCATCGAAAGAACGCTTGATCTGTTTAGGGAAAACCAAACCTGCTTCATTAAATAGAGATTGGGCCTCATTGGTGCTGAATGAAATCTTCTTTGTTCTTAGGGAGTTTTTTATTCTTTTTCTATCATTTTCTAAGTAAAAAAGTTCATCATTAAGAGCAACAATCTGATCATTAATCAAATCCACCAAAGCTGCTATTTCTTCCTTATCTTGATTTCCAAAATCCAACTCATCTAATTGCGTTTTAAAATCTTGGATTTTTAACTTTATTAATTCAATTTCACCTTCAATATCTGATACTGATTGAGCATCTGTTTTATTTTGCAAACTAATAAAATGTTCTTGTTCTGATAATTTATTTAAATTATCAATCAATGAACCTCTTTTCTTAAGTAATTCATCATCAAAACCAAGTAATTTAGCTAAAAAAGGCTTCCAATAAATATCTTTCCCTCTATGTGTTGATAACCTAAAAGGGTCTTGAAAGTCATTTTGCGTTCTTAATAAATAACCAATAAATTGACGATAAGAGTACCCTTTTATAAATTGAAAATTGAGGAGACTATCTAATAACTCTTTGGATTGTTCAAAAGGAAGAGTTTTGTCCCATTCGGAATCAAGCAACCCCCTGTAATCTTGTTCGGCTAAATAGTGATATTTAAATCTCATCGTAGTTGGTTCGCTAACAGAACGAGAAACCGTAACAAACTGATCTTTTGCGTATTCTATTTCTAGAAAAAAAACAAACTCATTAAATTGGTCTAGGTTTTGGAAAAACATGGAATCTTTTTTCTTTCCTAAACAATAATCTATAACTTGGGCAAGAATTGATTTACCTAAGTTATGTGTATTTTTATCTTTGCTTGAAATGACCTTTCCAAAAATAACATTGAATCCATCATTAAAGGTGATGGATTCAAAAATGTGAGAATGATTCATGTAGATTTTAGAAAGACGCATGATTATTTTCCTATATACTCAAAGCAATCTGTTTTTTGATGATACTTAACGACACCGAGCAAAAATAATAGATTGATAGCTGGTAAAAACAGTACGCTAGCACATTCATTATACTTATCTAACACATCTTTTAGCTTGTCAAATTGCACTAGCTTTTTTTTGATAAGCACCCTTAGCAAGACACAACTACTACTTATTATCGCCTTATCAGGATCGGTGTATTTGTTCGGTTGAATTGTTATCATCATTTTAGTCCAATGTCGCAGTGGTAGTACATATAGAAAAGAATAATTGAAAGTGTGTCTTCTCGTTCGCCACTAAGTTGTGAGTTTTTCTCGATTATATCTTGAGCAATCTCATAAAACATCAAGCTAGAAAGCCGTCCTTCGTTTTGTGCGAAAAGACGAATATTCAATGTGTTAATGACCCCTTGTAGTTTTCTTAATGATTCTGCATTTCTGGGATCGGAAAAGAACGATTGAATGCCATCAAAATACTTCATATAAGCAGAAACAAGAATTTCCGATAATTGATGATTGAAATCATTCTTATCATTTTTCTGAACTAAAGAAACTGTTCTTTGTATCACATCCAATGGTGCATCATTGCCACCAGGCTGAATAATGCTATTGTAAAAGATTTCTACAACATCAACAATTAAACTTGCTTTCGGGGGCTCAATATGACTAATTCTACGCACTACATCGTCAATAAACTTTCTTTTAGTATCTAATAGTTTCTCAACAGTCCAGTTATCTTCATCTTTGTCAATCATTGAATGACAATTAGCACAAAGTAAAATGAGGTTTTCTTCTGTTGTTACTTTATTTTCAGGATACTTTTCATCAAAACGGGCAGAACCTGGGTTTTCCCCTCGAATATGAGCATGTTCACCGATAATATAACCATTTTCATTCCATAAATGACAACGACAGATTGCACATTGTGCTGAAACACCCCATAGAAGTTTCACATCTTTTGAAGTAACTTGTTTTTTATTCGCCATACTATTACCACTTCTTCATCTTCATCGGCAAATACTCTCACAAGGCACGCCATCACGATCGCGATCAAGCTTTTTCATACCACATTGTTTAAGATGAAACATTGCATCATCGCAACTTTCCATATCTCCACATACTCGCTTTCCATCATTACAACTAAATTGCTGTTCTGATTCAGAATTTGATTTTTTGTGCGCCTTAGCAAATACTGTAGGGGACGCAGCAAGGGAAAGTGCGGTTAAAATTAAAAGTAGTTTTTTCATTGCGGTATCTCCCCTGTTTCAATCAAATGAAAAAATTGGTTCTCAAAAATTAATTTTACGCCTAGCGATTCAGCTTTTGCGCGTTTTGATGGGCCGATTGTTTTAGAGTTCTCGCACATCACAAGATAATCACACTTTGATGTAACATCCTGAATTGCACGCAAGCCAACTTGTATCGTTAAATCTATTAATGCTTGTTTCTGAGCTTTGCTAAAACCAGTAAAGCAAAAAGTGAGAGGATGTTGAATAGGTTTAGATGGGATATGCTTAATAGCATTAAGTTTCTGATCGAATTGAATAAAGATTTCTTCAGGCAAATTTTCAGCATAATGTTGAGCATCATCAAAATTTACAAATTCTTTAATAATTCTATCTTTGCGAAAAGTAATAACTCGTTTTTTTTGAGACACATAACCTATGAAATAATCTTCATTTTCTTTATAGTTTTCCAAAGAATAGGCACTCACTTCCTTGTGCCAATTCATATAGACAAAATGCCGCATATTCCCCCCTACAAATCCTTCGGATTAATCGGTAGCACTTTAATAAATTTACCGATAATTACAGCGGTATCAAATAACTCGTCTGATATATCAAAATCAGGATAAACACTGTTATCGGATATGGCTCGGTAAACCCCAGTGGGTAATTTCATCAAACGTTTAATGTAAGCACCGCCGTTGAGCAAAAAGAAATACACGCCCTCGCCAGTGTAATAATTGACTTTGGTATCGACAAAAACAATGTCGCCTTTGTTGATGGTTGGCACCATACTATCAGTCGGCACATTAATAAGGCTGATACCATCATTGGTACTTTTACCCACGATTTCTAATAATCCTTCCTTGGAAAAATAAATGGACTGAATCACTTCAGGATAGTCTGCATTTTCAATCCCTGAATGCCCCGCTGCCGCTTGCACATCAAGATAATCAACACGAAAACGATGATGTTCATCGCTGTCAGTGCTCACTAAAGAAGAAATTAATGAACCTTGAGCGATTGGTTCACCTTCCCCAGTTTTTAACCAGTTCACATCCACGCCAAGTGCGGTCGCAATTTCAACGATATTTTTTGGGGAGCGTGTTTTTCCACTCACAATATCACTAATTGCTGGTTGGCTAACGCCTACCATCTTTGAAAAGGCATTCATAGATAAGCCCTTTTCTTCAAGTAAAGTTTTTAAACGTGTTGATAAATCAGACATAACTTTCTCCTTGCATATAAATTATAGGTAAACTTTGAATAAAACAATAAAATATTTCTTGCATATATTAAAAGTTTACCTATAATATCTTTCAAAGATAAATTATAGGCAAGGTTATAATGAGTTCTATGAGTGAATATGTGAACAAAGCTATCGAAATATGCGGTAGTCAATCAGCTTTAGCTAGAGCTTGCGGTGTTAGCCAACCTACAGTAAATCTTTGGCTTAACGGTGGAAAAATGGATGTGAAATATATTCCCGCCATTATCAAAGCTACAGAAGGCAAAGTAAGAGCCGAAGATTTACGCCCCGATGTGGATTGGGCAGTGATTCGGAATAGTTAAATAATGGAAACAAACACAGAAACACAATGGCAATACTTTCTCAATGTAAACAATCTATTGCACGTTATGTGGCGTGGCTTGCGTTAAAAATGTTGTACCGAGTTTCTCTTGGAAAATCGCAAGTGCCCGCAGCATTTCTTGTGTTGCCTGCGGTGTATAGCGAAAAGTCATCTTCGCTTGTGGCGCACCTGAAACAAACTGAAAACATTCCACCGTCATTTCTCCTGTCTCGACATGGAAAGTGATGTTGAGCGGTGAATCAACTTCAATGGGAATAACCAGTGTTTCGTCAGTCATGGGAGCCTTATTTTTATGGAGAAATTAATGACGACTATTTCTGTTCAAAGAGATCTTGTAGTGAACGTACATATTCACGCCCCTGTTGATCTTCAGGAGGCAGTTCAGCAAGAAGTTTTGTGTATAGAACGCGCTGTTGCTCAAGAAGTGGGGAGAATGAGGGCTCAACGTAAAGGAAAGACTCACGCATCTTTGAAAGATAAAGAATAGTGCTTTGCAATTTGGCTTGTTGATAAATCAATTCAGAAAGCAAGTTTTGACGTTCAATACGCATTTGCATTTGTGCTTCAAGTTTTTCGAGGCGTTCTTCAATGGAAAGTGCGGTCATAAAAATCCTCAGGGTAAGAGAACACATAATTATTAGTGACTGAGTATAACAAAGTAAACAAAAACAACAAGGAAAAGAGTATGGCGAAAACAGAAAAAAAACGCGAACTAAAATCTGAAATTATTGCATTTCGTGTGACGGCAAGTTTTAAAGAAAAGTTACAAGAAATGGCTCAAGCGGATAAACGGGAATTGAATGATTTTATCCGTTTGAAATTGGAAGAATGTATTAATTAATCAGTCAGTAAGATGACATTAAGCCAAACGATTCCAGCAACAATAGACCAGTTAAGGATAAATATGAGAAATCGTAAAAATCGAGTTAGCCTGGCATACCTTGTAGCGTTATTTTCAATGGTGTCGTGCTTTATGGTGTTGATTCTCTTTTAATTTTAATAACCGTGCAATCCATATTGGGGAATGTGGAAAGTATAGGACAGAAGAAGGTGTGTATGTGTGAACAAAATAATCAGGCAATATTTAGTGCAAGAGATGTGGAAATGCTGCGTTATGCCTTGGCTTATGTGAAGCAAACAGGCGTGGAGAAATTTGAAGAAGAAGTGGCAGGCATTGTGCAAGATCCACAATGGCAAACCCTTGCCAAGGGTACATTTCATTTTCAACGCAACAAATATGGCGAAATCGTGGCGTGGATTGAACCCAGTGAAAACTGTGATGATTTGCCCTTCGTGCAAAATGCGGTGGCAATTTTGATTGAGCAGGGCTTAGTGCATAACGCCAATGTGACAATTCGCCACAATGTGCGTGATGAATTTGAATTTACCTATCCACAATTATTGTTAAGAAATGGGTATCTTCAACAGCATTTTAAATCGGAAATCAATCCATTAATGCCCAACGCCGATAAAATTTGCCCGGTGCTTCAAGCACGAAATCACCGTGTTTTTTTAGAAAAGTCTCAAGTGCTAAAAATTCGACGTATGACTGGCAAATAATTTCCCGATACACAATACCAAGATAGGAAATCCCTACACGATAAGTCGGGTCGTAAACATCCCAGTGTGCTTTATCTTCCGCGTGTTGTGCAATAAATGCCGAAAGTTCGACATCGGTATCAGGAATAAGTAAACGTGTTTTCATAATGGCTCCTTTTTGGGGCAAGTATAACAAAAGGTGGTGTGTATGTGTGAAACAGCAATTCAAGCGAGCGGGAAATTTCTTCTACGCAAAACAAAAGACGGCAAATACCGTCTTTCATTCACGTTATTTGATAACGGTTCTACTTCTGTAGAAAAGATTCAAGCGCGTCAAATACTGCTTCAATCTTTTCTGCTTGATCTTCATCAAGAGAAAAATTGTTTAGATGTTGGTCACGTATGTATTCGTAATAGCGATGAAGTGCTTGCTTCTGTGTATTCGTTATGTGATGACGAAAAAAAGCAAGCAAATCTTCAAGCGCATAAATGCGGAGGTTCTTTTCTGCATTATCTGCAACAAGTTCATCAATCTGATCTTCAATCATAGTCTCGGTTCCTTTGTGAATCGTGAATAAATCAAATTGAGTATAACAAATTAGGTGGTAAATAGTGAACGTAGATCATAAATGCGCAAATTGCGGAAGTAATAACATCCGTGTGCGAACTTCCGAAAAAATTGGTTTGTTGTTAATCGACGTGTTGGCTTACTGCAACAACTGCGGCACAGAATTAAAAGTGCAAAGCCAAATTACAAGAGTAAGAACGCCAATTTATTACGATCGCCCAGAAGCATTAAGTGCGAACAAGCCGTTAAAGCAGATTGATGAGCGTCAGCAAGAAATCGACATCTAATCTTTAATTTCCATCAAGATTTTTAAAACAGTCGTTTGAAGAAATTCATTCGACAGGATTTTTGCAACCAAAATTTAGGAGTTTGAGCAAATGACAAGCAAAAAATATGTGTACAGCAAAGAAAAAAACACGCCGCGTAGCCGTGTGAATGTGTGGCAGTTAAACAAAACCGTGCAAGAACAGGCTCGCAATATTCAATTATTACAACGGGCTATTTCGCACCAAGCAGGCGTAAATGCCCAGCAAGTATTGCTGAATGAATCACTCAGTGATCGCATTGCATTACTTGAAGAAGCACAGTGGGCACGTGAACAAAGCATTTTCCAACGCTTTGCTCGGTGGTTCCGTAAATAAGTAAATGGGGGTGAGTGATGGCCTTAATGCCTTATTGCTTTGACGATGAAACGGAATCTGCCGCAGAAAAATGGTGCCGTGTAAATAACGTCACTGTCGAAAAAATACGCTCTTTTGAAGAACTACTATCTTCAGTAAGAAATGGTAAATACCGAGTGGAATATTATTTTGACAATGCATCAAATGAAGATAAGGAGTTAATGATTAAGTTAGCAAGCGATGAGATCTTTGGTGCAAATCAATTACTTAAGTCAGATCAAATCAATCCTTATAAAAAGTCTCGATTAAGAGATTTTACATTAGAAGGGCAATTAAAAATTTCAGCATTTTTTGAAAACTTGGCTAGCTTACGTCGTCGGATGTTACCCCCTGTAGTAACCAAAAAAGAGTTTTTACTCATTAATCAATCATCAGAGGAATAACAAATGGCGCGTTTAATTTTCACACCAACAGCACTCTCTATAGCAGCAAAAGAACAATATGCACTGGATGAAAAAGCCCAAGAAAAGTTATTTGCCTATTACAAACACCTAGATGCAAAAGACTACGACAGTGCAATGTTTGTTTATCGTGAATGGAGTAAAGCAAGTGAAATAGCAATAGAAAATTATCACAAACTAAAACATCAACACGAGTCATGGATTCAATGGCGAGCTGAACAAGAACAACAAAGAGGATTACAACAATGAACAAAACACGGCTTAAAAGTTATTTAGAACACGCAAATCCCGCAAAAGAAAGTGAACAACAAGGCAATTATGGGTTAGCCGCAAAACGATGGCGTTCAGCGTGGATAGCTGCACCAACCGAAACACAAACAAACTGGAGCTTTGCACGCGCTGAATATTGTTTCAAAAAAGCGATTGAGGAAGGACAAATCAAACTAGAAAAGACCCGCCAATATGACTTTAAGCAATTTATGGGGAAACGTGATGAGTGAGCTTTTTATGATGTTTTTAGTAGCGGTATTTGCTGTTCTTGGTGCAACTATCACCGTAATGGGATTAATTGAGTTTATTACGGACGTGCTAGATAGCCGTTGGTAAAGGAGAAAAAGAATAATGGAAAACAATATTTGTATCGCTCTAGATTGTGGCGCAACGCTAGAAATTTTACCCATCGGCACCCGCTTTCAAGTGGTTGAAGTGATGGGCGATCAAGATAGTTGGTATGGCAAACAAAAAACAAGAACGGTGGGCAATTTACACAACACAATTTGGGGCGCAATCGAAGAAGTACGCCGTTATGACTTAGCTCAATATGAAATGTTGAGTTTGGAAGAATTACTCAGTGCAGTGAGTTCGACCAACAACAAAATCAAAGAATATTTTGAATATCACAGTGAATATTTAGCCAATACGGCAATGTAAGGATTCTTGATGATGAACTGGGAACTTGAGTGCAATGCCAATCTTGCCAAACGTGAGCAAGCAATGGCAGATGCACGTGCAGTGATGATGCAAAGTGCGGTGAATTTTGACCGCACTTTCGATACTGCTCAAGCAACATCGGCGCAAATGGAATTGTTTTCTGTTGCACCGCACCAGTTCGATTATGTTGAAAAACTGCTTTCTGCGCTCCCTCGCAAACGCCAACGTGAGCATTTTCGCCATGTTTGGTTGCGTGCGTTCAATGGCGTGAAAGATGATGGCTCTATTGGGTTTAAATTCGGCAATAAACAGGCGGCGTATGCGAACATCTATTTGCGCGAAATTCTCACTAATCGCCTGAAAGCCGTTTTTCAACATTATCAGGTTAGCCTTGATTGGTTGATTGATCGTGATACGCATTCACAAGTGGTCGCCCTCTCAAAAGGCAAAAAAGCGGCTAACTTTCCGTTTTATTTGTTAAGTGAACATCAGCTAAAAGAAATGGCAGACAAATTAGCTATGTTGTTTACGAAATTACAGTCTGATTTTGTCAATGAACAAGCGGAGCGGAAAGAGCGTGGGGAAATATCTCTTGATGATTTCACCGCACTTTCTCGTGACCTTTATCGCTTAGTGGGCGAAGTGTGTGCTGATATTGGTTTTCCGTTAAAGCACTGGTTCGCTTATCAAGATAACCGTTTCTTAGATGTGAATGACATTGAGGTTGATCTTAATAAATCAGTTTGCCCAAAACATTGGAAACGCCAACTCACCACGGCACAAAAACGATTGAAAGAACATGTGGAGATTGGCTGTGGTGCAGTATCGGCAAAAGTGAGCCCTTATGTGTCGCAAAGTGCATTTAATGACTACCGTGCGCAACGTGCAGATAACCTCGAATATCTGCAACAAATGGTATTAGAAAATCTAGACGATAGCACCGAACAAATGCCGTTGATTGAAATGTGGAAAAAATCGGTGGCAAATCCTGCTATCCGTTTCCAGGAAACCATGAACCGCTTGCGTGGTATTGATGAATGGGCGATAGAAAATTCATTTGTGTCACTCTTTCTTACGCTGACTGCGCCATCCTCTTTTCACGCGACGCATGAAACAGGCAAAAACAATAAAAAATGGCAAGGCGCAAGCCCTCGTGATACGCAACGTTACTTAAATAAAGTGTGGGCGCAGTTGCGTGCACAGTTTGCCAAACGTGGAATCGGTTTTTTTGGCTTTCGTGGCGTTGAACCGCATCACGATGGCACACCGCATTGGCACTTGCTGATGTATGTAAAACCTGAACATAAAGATGACGTTATTCATCTATTCCGCAAGAAAGCGTTGGAATTAGATGGCGATGAATTCGGTGCGAAAAAATACCGTTTCAAAGTAGAAGAAATTGATCCAACCAAAGGTTCTGCCATTGGCTATGTGGCGAAATACATCGCCAAGAATATCTATGCAGGTAAGCAAGGCAAAGAAATGTCCGATGAAGTAGAAAATCTGACATTACTTGAAAACGTGCAACGTGTGAGTGCATGGGCAAATCTTTGGGGCATTCGCCAATTCCAATTTTATGGCACACCGTCAATTTCGACTTGGCGTGAACTTCGCAAAATTGATGATGCTATGGCAGCCGTTACGGACGATGAAGTATTGGATATTGGTCGTACGGTGGCTGATGTGAGTTGCTTTGGTAGTTATTTAAAAGTGCAAGGTGGCGCAATGACAAAACGTTGTGAACAGCCGATTTGTATTGAGTATGAAGAATGCGAACCGAATAAATACGGTGAGATTCGTAAGAAAATTGTGGGGGTAAAAAACAGATTCACAGAAAAGAAAATCATCACCAAATTAAAAAACTGGGTGATTAAATCAGCGAAAAGTGCGTTGGGTTCCACCGCACTTAATTCGGAGTCCACCGAAACAAACAAGGCGCATCGCGCCGCTTGGACTTGTGTCAATAACTGTAACCGCTCAAAAATTAAACAACAAGTTAATTTATTGATGTTGCCTATCGGTTCGCCATTAAAACCGTCACAAATTGACCTTTTAATACGCCATGGACAGTTACGGCTTAATGACTATCGGTGGATTTGTTGTGAAAACGATGAAGTTTTCATAAAAGAAGAAAAAATTCCGTTGGCTCAAGCCTTTGGTTGGGGCGAGAGCTTGGGGATTTTAGGGTTAATTAGATAAAAAATAGATGAATTATGCACTATTGTAATTGAATATTAAGAGGAAATTAAAATGGCAGAATTACAACAGCTTATCAAAAACATTGAACAATGGGCGGAAGATCGCAATTTGATTAAAGGCTCAAGTATTAAAAAGCAAACACTCAAGATGGTTGAGGAGTTTGGTGAGCTTTGTGGGGGTGTTGCGAAAGGCAATATTAATATAATTAAAGATAGTATTGGTGATTGTTTTGTTGTGCTGACAATCATAAACGCTCAATGTCGCAATGAGTCAGTAGAAACCAACGCCAACCAATCGCACTTACTTGAACCAACAGGACATTTTAGGGCAAGCTCCATAGATGAGGCACTATTACGAACCGCTGCAAGAATAGGTGGTTTTGCAAGTAAAACCCCACCTGATGATTGGGATGTAAACTGTCTATCTAATTATCTATTCCTTATCAGTAAAATGGCTAATCTTGATTTCTGGGATTGTGTTCAGTACGCTTACGAGCAAATCAAAGACCGCAAAGGACGTATGATTAATGGCGTGTTTGTGAAAGAGGGGGATTTATAATGGAACGATATTTTTCAATCAAAGAGATCGTGCAGATGGGCATTTGTTCGGAAGCAACAGTGAAACGTTGGATTTCTAGCGGCAAGTTAAAGTCTTATAAATTCGGTCGCTCTCGCAAGATTGCGGAAAGCGACTTGAACGAATACATTAAGACTTGTCGGCAATAATTTCTTTGAATAAACCATTCGCACATTTTTCAACATAGGTTGCCCATTCTTGAAACGTCTTTAATCGGTAAGGCAAATATTCCGCCCGATTATAGGCGTTTCGTATTTCATCGGAATTCAAATGGCTTAGGCAAATTTCGATGACTTCTTTATCTAATCCAAGTTCTAGGCGATTATCATTGCAATAACTACTGAATAGCGACCGTATGCCGTGATTTGTCATGGTACCTTTGTATTTGCCGCCGTCCATTGTTTTAATCACTTCATTCGGTGTTTGGCTATTGATATGCTTTTTATTTCTCGTCTTTGACAAAGTGGACGGGAACAAATATTCCTTATTTGCGTGTTGCTTGATGTATGAAAGCAAGGTTTCTGCCTGTTTACTTAACGGTACAAGGTGCAATCGATCCCCTTTCCCGCCTTTTGAAACTTCCACTTGCCACACTTTACCATTGGGCAAATGTTCGTGTTCGATGATGTCAGAATATTTTGCACTGACGGTTTCGCTCGCCCTTGTGGCGTTGAGCAACCCCCACAAAATCGCAAGGCGAACAGTTTGGGATATATTGGCCCGTGCAAGGCTGATCATGAATTCCGGTAAGGCTTTGTAATGGATTGACGGGTGATGTTTGTTTTTGTTCACTGCAGGGAGATCATCGCCAAGATATTTCCATTTGTTGTTTTCCCAATATTCAAAACGTTCGGCATATTCTGCGATTGACTTTAAAACTAAATAACGCTTTTTCAATTCAGCCGTTGCGCCTGATTGGCGATAAGGTTCAAGCACGGATAATCCATGCTTTAGTGTCAATTCTTTGAAAGGTACGTCACCAATTAAATCAATGGCGGAATTAACACGTCTTTCGGTATCAATCCTTGTCTTTTCTGTGTAATTACCTTGTTCTTTGCCGATTTTCGCACGATAGAGCAACCATTCATTCGCAACATGGGCGAATGTGCTTTGCTGTTCTTTTAGTGCGTCTATGGCTTGTTTACGCTCAAATTCGTGTGGATCAATCTTATTGGATAAAAGTTGGCGAAATTCGAGTGCTTTTTGACGGGCATCTTTAAGCGACACTGCAGGGAAAGTGCCGATGGTTTTTTCGGTACGTTTTAATGTGTAGGGGCGTTTGTAATTAAACACCCACGTTTTCACACCGTTAGGCTTGACAACGAGTTTCAGCCCTTCCCCATCGAATAAATAATAGATCTTTTCTGCCGCTTTGGCATTGTTTACCTGTGCAATGGTTAGCTGCTTGATGATTTTTGCCATGGTAGGAATTTCATAAAATGGTAGTAAGATTTTGCGCAT